GGCATGATGGGCTTTGGTCACCGAGTATTTATACACACGTTTGCGGCGTAGTCTTGCAGAGCACCTGTCTGGCCTGCCAATCCTTTAACAGCTTCGTCCAACTTTGTAATAGCTCTGGCACATTGGGCAATGATGAGAGGTCTGGGGTCACCATAATTTCCGCTGGTGGTGGGGGTATCTGCGCTGGCTGTGATGGTTGCGGAGGCTGCAAGTTCGAGTTGGCGCAAGCGGTCAGCAGAAATAACAGCAGCAGCAACCCGACGCTTCTTTTCAACTTGATAGTCATTGGCAACCTTTTGGTTTTTTACAATTAAGACTTGCTCAACGGCGCGGGCAGCTTGCTCGGCTTTTATTATAGCGGTGGCTTGCACCAACTTGTCTGCATTCCATGCGGCTTGAACCGACGCTTTGCCCATTGAGTAAGACTTCCAGCTACCTCCGGCTAGCGCCACCACTACCACCCCCGCTAAAAACAAACGTGCGTACAGACTAAATATCATGCTATGGCTCCTAAAGTAGGAATAATAGGCCTAAGACATATCGCCCGTTCAGCAGTGCGTCTATTTGTCAAACCTCGCACCACAACCCCGCCAGCCCTATTCCAACGCATCAACTGATCGCAGGCGGCTGTGTAGTGGCCTTGATTAAGTAGTTTGACAAGGGTTGACCCGCAAGCCGCGCCTACGCCGACATTAAAACTCCAAGCTGCAAGTGCGTTGTATTGGTTCTGGTTTAGCGGGACGGTCACGCAATTGAGTAACCCCAAACCGTGTTTTTCAACATTCTTGATTAAAATTGCGTCACAACGCGCCTTACTCCAAACATCCCCAACCTTGACTTCGGGCCCGGTGTGACCGTTGCAAACGGTAGGAACTCCATAGGCTAACTTGTCCGCATAAGCCGTGCGCTCATCGCCCTCCCACAGCGCCACAAACGATAGCAGTGAAGCCCCGGCAATTACGACTGCCGCCCCGCCGCGCTTTTGGTTTGTGGTCAAGGCCATTTAAATTCCCGGTTGTGCAACCACCCTAGCTATGACCGCAGCCATTGTGGTCACTAAAGCTACCCCCGCAAACACCCCAGTAGGTACGATTTGCAAAGGTTCGAGGGCTTCGCGGATAATAGGTAACGCTACTTCCAACCCAGACAGCAGCCCACTAAGCAGAATCAATCGAACTGACCACGCTTTTTTGAGGATCAATCTCCAGTCCGAGTCTAGCTGCATTTTCTAGCTTACGGTGCTACAGGCCAGTTAACTTCTAAGGGAAAGCCAGCTTGCGCGGTTATATCCCGGAGGGTTTGTCGGTAAGCGCCCCATGCCGCTTTATCAGTGGGAGCGTCGTCTAGTTGTGACCAATCTGAATCTCGTAAAAGAAGCTTGCGTTCGGCACGTATTTTTGCAGCCTGAACAACAGGGTCGCGTGTCCACGCACCGTCAATCCAAATATCAGTTTCTTCTGTAGGCGCAACAGGCACTTCGCTTGCATTTTGTGGAGGGATGTCAGCACCGTAACCGGTGATGAACCTGCCTGCGGGGGTTATCCAATATTTACTCATTTTATTCGTCCTTTAGGAAGAGGGAGGTCATAACTTGTTTGTCTGTGCCGCCTGCGGCTGCGAATACTGTGCCTGTGCCAGCTGCTGGAAGGAGGTACATAGGGGCTGTGCCTAAACCGTTCCAAGCCATACATGCGCCGCCGAAGTTATTGGGTGATGAGACAAGTGACCAGTTGATTCCATTTGCTGAAAACATTAAACTATTCGCGGGACCTCCAGTGGAAACAGCGACAAAGACAGTGCCGTTCCAAGCGATTGCTCTCCATCCAGACTGCGCTGCTGCTACTCTACTTGTCCAAGTAATTCCATCGGGAGAAGTCATGACTCGATTTATATCACCACTTAACGCAACAGCACAAAACACTGTTCCGTTCCAAGCAATTGCCACCCATTGACGATCGGATGCAGAAGTCCTTGCCGTCCATGTGATTCCATCAGGAGATGTCATTACACCGTTATTAACGCCGTTGTTTGCCACAGCAGCAAATACAGTTCCATTCCAAGCGATGCCGTACCAGCCAAGAGCATTGGGGGAATTTCTATTCGTCCAAGTAACGCCATCTGGACTTGTCATAATACCTGACGCTGTACCGCTAGCGTTAGTTGCCGCGAAAACAGTACCGTTCCAAGCGATTGCCAGCCAAAAATTATTAGCAGCACTTGTTCTAATTGTCCAAGTTATTCCGTCAGGAGAAGTCATAACTCTGTTACCTGTGCCGCTACTAGCGACAGCAGCAAACAGAGTTCCGTTCCAAGCAATAGCCCTCCAGTTGTTATCAGCAGCACTTGTTCTAATCGTCCAAGTTATTCCATCTGGAGAAGTCATTACTCGGTTGCTTGCGCCAGACTGTGAAACAACAGCGAAAACTGTGCCGTTCCAAGCAATCCCCTGCCAATCGTTATCCGCAGCACTCGTTCTAGTCTGCCAATTACTAACCTGCAAATTCACCAGCTTGGCAGCACCTGTGTCGGGGCCGCTATCGAATTGTGTAAGGGTGCTCATGTTGCGTCCCTTTTGTAGAATAGGTTAGTCATTACTCGATTGCCTGTGCCAGATGCGGACACAGCAGCGAAGACCGTACCTGAGCCTGCTGCTGGTAATAGATACATAGGGGCTGTGCCTAGGCCGTTCCAAGCGATGTGCTGCCAAAGGGTAGCGGTCGTAGAAACCCTAGTAGTCCATGTAATACCATCAGGAGAAGTCATTACGGTTGCTCTTGCAAAAGAGACAGCGGCAAATACTGTTCCGTTCCATGCAATTGCAGTCCACCCATTATCAGCAGCAGAAGTGCGTAGTGTCCAAGTGATACCGTCTGGACTTGTCATAACTCTGTTGCCCGTGCCGCTACTCCCTACAGCAGCAAATACAGTCCCGTTCCATGCTATACCTTGCCAGTTGTTATCGGCAGCACTCGTCCTTGAAGTCCAAGTTATCCCGTCAGAGCTTGTCATAACCCTGTTGCCCGTGCCTGAGTTGGCTACAGCAGCAAAGACTGTTCCGTTCCAAGCTATTCCGCTCCACGCAATGTCAGCGGCACTTGTTCGAGAAGTCCACGTAATCCCGTCTGGGCTAGTCATTACTCTGTTGCCTGTGCCACTATACGCTACAGCGGCAAACACAGTTCCGTTCCATGCTATTCCGTCCCACTCATTGTCAGCCGCAGAGGTTCTACTTGTCCATGTTATTCCGTCAGGCGAGGTCATAACTCTACCAAGCCCTGCATCGTTTCCAACGGCAGCAAAGACTGTTCCATTCCAAGCTATCGCTTGCCAACTTGCATCAGAAGCAGAGGTTCTAATAGTCCATGTAATACCATCAGGAGAGGTCATTACCCTATTGCCTGTGCCGCTATAAGCTACAGCAGCAAATACTGTCCCGTTCCATGCTATCCCGCTCCAAGCATTATCAGCAGCACTCGTCCTAGTCTGCCAATTACTAACCGTATAGTCCACGATCTCAGCCGTGGAGTTGTCATTGCTGAATTGTGTAAGGGTGCTCATGATGGTGACCCGAATTTAGAAAAGTGGCAGGTCATTACTCGATTAGCTGTACCGTCTTGTGCTACTGCTGCGAATACTGTGCCTGTGCCTGCTGCGGGGAGCAAATACATGGGGGCTGTGCCTAGTCCGTTCCATGCAATTGCAGTCCACCCATTATCCTCAGCAGAGGTTCTGATTGTCCATGTAATTCCATCTGGACTAGTCATTACTCGATTACCTGTGCCGCTGGCAGCAATCGCAGCAAAGACCGTGCCGTTCCATGCTATCCCGCGCCAAGCGTTATCAGCAGCAGACGTTCTACTCGTCCAAGTAATTCCATCTGGGCTTGTCATAACTCTGTTGCCTGTGCCGCTTTGCGCTACTGCGGCAAATACAGTACCGTTCCAAGCTATCCCGCGCCAAGCGTTATCAGCAGCAGACGTTCTACTCGTCCAAGTAATTCCATCTGGGCTTGTCATAACTCTGTTGCCTGTGCCGCTTTGCGCTACTGCGGCAAATACAGTACCGTTCCAAGCTATCGCATACCACTGGTTGGCTGCGGCAGAGGTTCTACTCGTCCATGTAATTCCATTAGGGCTGGTCATTACCTGACCACCTCCGGCAACAGCAGCGAATACTGTTCCGTTCCATGCTATTGCATGCCAATCTACATCCGCAGAAGCGTTTCTACTTGTCCACGTAATACCATCAGGGCTGGTCATAACTCTGTCGCCTGATAGGGAGCCTCCTCTAGAGACAGCGGCGAACAATGACCCATTCCAAGCTATGGAAGTCCAATACTTGTCGCTAGCCGCAGCTCTAACAGTCCAAGTAATACCATCGGGTGAGGTCTGTACTTTGTTGGTTGCATCGCTAAAACCTGATATCATGCTGCTAGTAAACAGTGTGCCATTCCAAGCTATGCAACTGTAGTCGAGGCTTCCGGCGCTCGTCCTAGTCTGCCAATTACTCACAGCCATCCGAGCTATCCTCGGAGCCGTTTTTCCCGGTGGTAGGAATTGAGTAAGGTTACTCATTACACCAGTCTCCAAGAGGAGTTTGTAAACCGCAGTCTTACGGTTGCTTTAGCCACATTGATAATTAAGTCTTCTGCCAAGTCCATGATGGTTGAGCCATTACGGGCGACGACGTTGGTGGTAACTGAGTTCGCGGGTGTTACCCATACCGTGTCTCCACTGGCAGGGCTTGCTGGGAGGGTTACCGTAGTGGCTGCTGCGTTGGTCAGGGTGTAGTGAAACCCCACTGCGGCTGTCTGTGTCGTACCTGAAGTAATAGCAACTGTAGGACTCCCTGCAACGGTTGTCCAAGTAGGCGCAGCACCAACGCCTGCGGAAGTCAGCAATTGGCCAGCAGTACCCGACGCGCTAGTGAGCGTTAGTGACGTTGTAATGTTTGAGCCAGATAGCGTCTTATTCGTCAGCGTCTGGGTGCCAGTTAACGTAGCAACACCTGTCAGCGTATTACTCGCCGCATCAATTGTTTTATTCGTCAGCGTAGCCGCACCTGTCAACGTGACCAGATTGGTCGGCGTAATGATGCTAGAGAGGGTTGTCATAGTTTAGCCTTTTGGGTATTTTGTTTTAACGGCTTGTGTTACAGGTTAGCCGCCAAACGTCGCAGGCCAGTCGCCTGAAAAATCATAAACAGAAGGGTCAGCCGCTGCCTCCATCGCTGCCCGGTGCGCTTCACCCGCTGCAAACAACGCCAAGTCTTGAGCTACAGCAGCCGCGAATACTTGCCCTGCCAATGCGGGTGTCATTTGGATAAAGCTACCGTCCATTGTTTTCCAGTTCAAGTCCGCTGGTACATTTGCGCCTAGAGCTATCAGGCCAAGGTTTTGGATGCGAGATTCGACTGTGGAGTGAAACCACTTATCCCCGACTTTGTATCCCCCTGTTGAACCGAGATTGTCGCGCTTGGCTTTGATACGCTCCCAAACTGCGGCTTTTTTACCTGCTAGCCTGTCAGCTAGTAGCTGCGTTACCGCTTCCTGTGCCGATGGCAGCACAGCCCACACACCGTCTGCATACGTCCAGCTTGACCCGATGTAGCCATCTGGCAGGGCACCGGGTATTGTTTCAAGCACCGCGTTTTGCGTGTTGAATTGCATTGCAGTCCAGCCGTTACCGCCAGCCGCACCAGCGTTAAGCGTTAGGTCATCGCCGGTAAAGATGACTGCATTTGTGGACAGTAGTTTTATGATTTTCATGATGCTACATCCAGAGTAACTGCGTTTATGAAAGTCGCCGTGTTGTTTCTATAAGCACAAATAGCTTTTGTGCTGGTCAGCATTGTTATGGTTGGGTTGCTGCTGCTTACTGCGTTAACTGCAAGAATATTTCCAGCAGTTACGGTGCTGCCAGAAACATCAAGGATGACCGAGTTTATAAAAGTCGTCGAGTTGTTTACGTAAGCACAAATAGCTTTTGTGCTGGTCAACATCGTTATGGTTGGGTTTAAGCTATCTACTGCGGTAACTACAAGAATAGTTCCCGCTGTAATCGTGCTGCCGGAAACATCGAGGATGACCGAGTTTATAAATGTCGTCACGCCAGCTCTATAAGCACAAATGGCTTTTGTGCTGGTTAGTGTTGTTATGGTTGGGGTTTGGCTGGTTACTGCGTTAACTGCAAGAATAGTCCCGCGAGTTATGGTGCTGCCAGAAACGTCTAAGATGACCGAGTTTATGGAGCCCGTCCCGCTGTTTTGATAAGCACAAATAGCTTTTGTGCTGGTTAACATTGTTATGCTTGGGTTGCTGCTATCTACTGCGTTAACTGCAAGAATAGTTCCCGCTGTAATCGTGCTGCCAGAAACGTCGAGGATGACTGAGGTTATGAAGGTCGTCGAGTCGTCTCTGTAAGCACAAATAGCTTTTGTGCTGGTCAGCATGGTTATGGTTGGGTTGCTACTGTTTACAGCGTTAACTGCAAGAATAGTCCCGCGAGTTATGGTGCTGCCTGATATATCAAGAATGACTGAGTTTAAAAAGTTTGATCCTCCCCTGTAAGCACAAATAGCTTTTGTGCTGGTCAACATTGTTATGGTTGGGGTGCTGCTGCTTACTGCGTTAACTACAAAAACAGTCCCAGCGGTTATCGTGCTGCCTGATACATCAAGGATGACCGAGTTTATAAATGTCGTCGATTCCCGTCTATAAGCACAAATAGCTTTTGTGCTGGTTAGCATTGTTATGGTTGGGTTGGCGCTATCTACTGCATTAACCGATAAAATTAAGCCCGCAAAAATATCTGCCAGCGGTGAGCCGTTGTAGTTTTCATTGCCTACAACCCATACCCCCGCCGCAGTACTAATATCAGAGCAGTAAAAAACAGCGATCTGGTTTGCACCGACAAACGCTCTTGTACCACCTGCGTTATCCGCTACAAGGAAGGCATTTAAACCTGCATTTCGAATAACGTACAACGGGCCACCAGCCGTTAGTGTTGTTGCGTTGGGCAGGTTCACAGTCAAGCCAAAGCCAGTCATCGTTACAACTTGCACGCGGTTGCTGGCTGCGGTCAGGGTGATGTTGACGGCGCTTGATGTTGTGGTAGCGCCGCCGTTTGCTGAAGGAGGAGCAGCCCATACGGGAGCACCCCCACCCGCACTTGTCAACACTTGACCCGATGTACCAGCAGCGCCAGTTAAGGTTAAGGCTGTGGTTATGTTGGCGCTATCCAGCACAGGAGCGGTTAGCGTCTTATTCGTCAGCGTCTGGGTGCCTGTTAATGTAGCAACACCTGTCAGCGTATTACTCGCCGCATCAATTGTCTTATTTGTCAGCGTCTGGGTGCCTGTTAATGTCACCACACTACCGCCATTGCCGCCTACTTGAGCGTACACATCCCAAGTTACTCCGTTGTAGACCAACTGAACAGACACTCCGTTAATGTCGCAAGCGAGGTCAAGAGCAGCAAAGTTAATTGTTGAGCCGTTACGTGCAACAGTCAGGTTGTTTGTTCCCCAAGTTCCGTATGCATCGGCTACAAGAACCTGCGCCCCGAGTGCGGGGGCAGCGGGCAGCGTAATAGTGAACGCGCCACCTGTGGTGTTGCAAAGCAGCCCGTCTCTGTCAAGCGCGGTGTAGTTAGCCGTTTTTAAGGTGTACGTAACGCCGCCTGCGCTTACCGCGCTAGTTGCTACCTGCACAAAATCCGAGCCATTCCATGCGATAAGCGCCCTCTCTCCGGAACCCACTGTCACCCCGGTAGTTGGCCCCGCCCCAACAATCTTGACCCCGAAGCCGCCTGTAGTGCCGTTGATAACAACGTACTGTTTACTGGTAGCGGGAGCGGTGATGGTGCGAAGTACCGAACGTGCGCCAGTGCAGTTAATAATGGCTTGTCGTGCTTGGTTCGCCACCAACGCCGTAGTAGTGAGAGTAACGTTTGTATCGGTACTGAGAGTTGTAGTACCCGCAACAGCAGTATCTACTAGTGAAGTAATAGCGGTGTTGACCGTATCGCCCCATGAGCCGGTCAGTTCGCCCGTAACAGGTAAAGCAAGACCTAAAAGTGACGTGGATTGCGTAGGCATATACTTCCTCTTTAAGCGGCTATTTCTAGCCAATCCGCATTTTGCGTATCAGTCACGGTATCCATTCGGAGACCTGACTATTGTTTATATTTTGCCAGTTTGCAACTTGATTGTCATCTATTTGCCCCCAAACGTTTACCTGCCCCACAAAACCCCGAGCAAATAGCCCCGTAACGAGCACAACTGCGGCAGCGGCAGCATTTACTGTACCCACTGCGCCAGCGGCTTGGACTCCAGTAACAGAAACAGTAATTCCAAAAACAACGTTTACTGTACCTACTTCGCCAACGGCCTGAACCCCGGTGACAGGTATAACTGCGGCAGCGGCAACGTTTACTGTACCTACTGCGCCAACGGCTTCAACGCCCGTAACGAGCGCAACTGCGGCAGCGGTGACGTTTACTGTACCTACTGCGCCAGCGGCTTCAACGCCCGTAACGAGCGCAACTGCGGCAGCGGTGACGGCTACTGTACCTACTGCGCCAACGGCTTGGACTCCAGTAACAGAAACAGTAATTCCAAAACCAACGTTTACTGTACCTACTGCGCCAACGGCTTCAACGCCCGTGACAGAGATGATTAGGAGGTTAGCCCCCCAAGGTGTCTGGCCCCATGCGCCGCCACCCCAGCCGGAGTATTCAACGGATGAGGCCATAACTCGCCTTTAGGCAATACGCAAAATAGCGGAAGTAGAGTTGTTAGTTGGGAACTGGACCGTAAAGTCTCCAGAGGTAGATGTCTTGTCCGCCCCAAAATCTAGCACCGCAATAGCCTTGTTGGATACGCTACTGTTATAGATTAGCGCTCCGCGTGCAGTAATGGTGGAGCTAACCCACGTAGTGTCGCTAAAGTCTACAAACGCGGTAGTGCCGGTTAGTGAAATAGTTACGCCAGCTAGGGTGTTTCCACCCGCTACATACCCGGAACCTACAACTTCGTTTGATGTTGAGTAAGCCGTCGTCGTAGCGCTCAAATCTGCTGCGCTCGTGTACAACGCAATCTTTATGACGTTGGCCCCCAAATTATGCTCGCCAAGAAACAGTTGTTGCTTGAACGACGATACCATTGCTTGTGTAATTGCCATTTTTTACTCCTTAGCTGACAGGTAGGCGAACTTGCCCTGATCGGTAGGCATCTTGCCGCAACTTACCGTCACCCAATTGTTTTAGTAACCCAATAGACTGTAAGTACAACTTTTCGTACATAGTAATTACGTCCGCTTCACCCTTCATGAATCGTATAGCTTCGATCAAAGCGCCGTTCAATAGCGCGGAGTCAAACTCGGTTCCTAGCCATGATGTACCCGCAGTAACTATAGACTCGGGGTAATACCCGTAGTGTAACTCCGCGGAGTAATTTATATCCGGTGTTGGGCCTAGAATAAATGCGGAATCGTCGAAGTTTGCGTAGTGTCGGGGAAGCGCCCGCGATACTAGATTGTTTTTGGGGTACGCCTCACGGATAAAATTAACGTCTTTATTCAGTAGGAAGTGGTATTCCCCGTCAATATCTATAACCGCTAACGAGAAACAATACAAAAAGTCTGACGGAATTTGCAGGTACGGATTACCTGTACTCATTGATCCCGTCACGTTCTTGCGTAGCGCAGGGATCTGTACCGTGTTGTATATTTTTTGCTCCGCCTGCTGGGTGAACATAGCCAACTCTTGCGGAGAAAATTGATTCTCGCAAATATTTTGTATGTTAGTAGTCAACTCGGCGTAGTTCATGGGTTACCTTTTACGCCATAGGCCCACGGGCCATCGTACCTTTAGTAGCCGCACCAATACCCCGAACTTTTATTCCGCTAGTCTTTACCGGCGAATAGTCCTGAGTCCGTATATTACCCGCGGAAACTACCAAGTTTTTAAACTCCCGCTGTTGCGACTCACTACCAACATTGGATGCGTCCAAGGCTTTACCCGTCATAGTGTGCGGCTCAGCGTACGTAGAGGCCGGGCCTACTTCCTTACCACCTAGTTTTTTACTAAACGTAGCCATTTTTAACTCCTTATGATGTCACTACTATTACTGTACCAACTTGCCCTTGGGCTACCAAATTGTTTGGCGTTAGTGCGCTATCAAAACTTCGGGAGCCCCCTACGGGATTCCACCCCCACTGGATGTCACGACTACCTTCACCCGTTGATCCGTTAGCTAGCGTACCCGACTGTAAATATGTACTATCCGGTCTCG